GTGTAGTTCCGACTTCAACAAACACGTACGCAGAAACCAATTGGTTCCAAGTGTTTGCATCAGATGAGCGGCTCCATGCGCCTGAAGACGATACGTAGATACCGTTTTGCGACTGGGTTGTCTGGTTTTTAACCAAAACACGACTTGATGATGTCAAGAAGCCATCAATAGTCTGCTCGCCAGACAGGGTAATGTTTGCTGTTGTAGCTACGTAGACCGGTGCTTTAGTGCTTAAACCGGAAGCAATATTATCAACGTACTGTTTAGTAGCTAATTGAAGTGCGCTTACTGGGTCTTGTGTTACTGTAACGCTGGTTAGGCCAGCTAGTGTTAGCGCTGTGCTGCCTAACGAAATTCCAGTGGTGCCAATGGTGATTGAGCTATTTGCCAACTGGGCGTTACTGATTGTGCCGCTCAAAGCGGTCGTAGGAATCGTTGTAGAGGCCGTAGCAGCGCCTGCGCCGTTAGCGTATAGGTAACCAGTCAGACCAGTTACAGACAGGCTGTTAAGGGTCGCTAAACCGCTAGAAGATAGCGTGGTAAACGCACCGGCTGCTGGTGTAGACCCGCCGATTGCCGTACCGTTAATTGTGCCACCAGTAATACTTACTGAACTAAACGCACCAGATGCGGCGCTCTTAGAGGCAATAACTTGAACAGCGTTGGTATTGTCTTTGTAGTACAGCTTGCCGTCAGTAACGTTAATAGCCAGCTCAGAACCGGAAGAGCTGTTGGTAAGGTTAGCCGCAGACGGCGCGTTAGACGCTGTCGTGGAGCTGTATATTAGTATGGGGGTATAGCCAGACTGAGCCATGTATTTACCTTAAAATATTCCGCCGCCGATACCGGTGGTGGCTGTAACGATGGGAGTTGTCAATGTGCCAGCTCCGGGGTTAAACTGTAATTGTGTAGATGCTACGTACTCTGTTGTTGGTGTGCCACTGGTTACATCTGTAAAAATAGGGTAGCGTACTGCGTTGGTGCTGTTGTCGTTTGCAATTGTGGCGCCACCAGCTCCGGGCTGACCTGCTGGAATACCGAAGTTAAACACTGCATTTTGCGTTGTTCCAACGTTTGTTACTGTTGGTGTAGAACCATAAGGTAGTGTTGTTGCAGAACCTGCATTTACACTAGCTGATGCTCCAGCGGGGCCTACAGGTCCCGTTGGTCCGGTAGGTCCTTGTGGGCCGACTACATTACCACAGTCAACTGTACCGCCGGTGGTTAAGGTCAGAATTAAATGACCAGCACCATTAATTGTTGCATTTGTGTACCCAGGAATTGGGCCGGTGGTAGAAGTTGTTCCATCACTGTAATAAAATACTAAATAGTTTTGAGCATTTAGTACTACGTTAGTAATTAACTTACCAGGTGATACTGCGTTAGCAATCAGACTTACTTGTACTTGCTTTGTAACGCCTCTTTGTACAATTACAGTTTGTTCATCGCCCGTTACGGAGATAGCGACTGGTAATTGAGTTATCGACTGATCTGCCATTTTTAGGTATAAGTAAACGCACCGTACGCTGTACTATTGCCAAACGGAGAAAATACCTCAACGTCTACAATACCAGTAACCGCATACGCTGGTGTCACTGCTGTAATAGTTAATGAGTCTACTAAATTAAATGTTGTTACAACGCCGCCAATCTTAACAGTTGCAATATCTGTAAAGTTGCTGCCATGAATTGTGACATTTGTACCACCAGTTTTTGGTCCAGTGGCGGGAGATATAGAACCCACTTTTGGAGCCAATGTCATAGGTGATGGCACCACGTTACTCATAGTATTCAAATCACCTTGGGTATTTGCTGATGGAACACCCTCAATAAATATTGAATTACCATTTTGAAATCCGTTTTCTGTTGTAATTTCGTTACCGCCAATTGGGCCAGTGGCAATAGATACATCAGGACGTGGAAAACGTAATGCAATATTTTCTGTTTGCAGCGCCGGTAAGCGCCACGGATCAAAATTATCTCGATCTTCCTTACATACCCGCATTCCTGGGAAATTGGGGTCTGGCATTAAATCTACATACGCAAATTTCCTACTGCAGCGATCGCAGATCGCCACAGATAGGACTGAATTACCCCGCGTATCAATGTAAACAGGCATTTAACTGCCTTAAGCTGACTGACAATCGTTTTTAATCAATTTACCAGCAATAATTACACCCGCAGCAATTGTAGTAGCTGTGCTTGTTACTAACTGCCATTGAATATCAGTTTTTTCTGTATAAGCAAATGGATCAGAAGTTCTATTGGCTGTGTAAATGGATACAAATGGTTGTTGTAAAACAGTTAATTTTATACCAGTGTTATTGTTGATAGCTTGTACTTTGTAAGTGACAATGTTTGCTGATGTGTAGCTATTTGATGTATTAACTTCTGCAAAATCCAAATAGAAAGTATATCCTGCAGGGACAGTGTATACCGTACTTTGTGATTTACCAATACCGGCGTTAATTTGAGCTAAAATATTGCTAGACTGTTTAACAGTAATTGTACCAACGTTAGTTGTTTGGCTTGTACCCGGTGAAGTCATTAACAGGCTATTAATACGGAAGTAGCTATTAACGGTTGTGACGTTAGTTGTTCCATTTAACGCAATAGTTTCAGAAATTGGAGCAAAATTTGCATCTAAACCAGAAATTAAAATTTTTGCGCTAGTATCATCAGATGTAGATGTACTTACAACAGTCATCGTAGACGCTGAAGTTGGGTATGTATAAGCTGTTGCGTTTTCCCAAACTGGAATAGAAGTATTGCCTACGGCAGCTTGGTAGCCAAACAAACTTAATGTTTGGTGCCCCATAATTTGACCACGTGAAACTTGTAAGTCAAATGGCTCGTAAGCACCTTGAACAGTTACGGAATGGGGAGGGGATGTAAACGGATTGTAGGCGTTAGCCATGTATTTCTCCTAAACGGTTAAAAGAGGCGGGACTAGCCCGCCATCTAAATTAGTTATTTGTATAACCAGAACCGTAGGCAGTGATAGAACCGTCAACGTTACGTGCAGTGTAATCTACAGAGAATGTGCCGCCCAAAGTACCGGTGTTGGCAGATACAGTAGCTGCAGAGAATGTCAATGTGGCGTCGAGTGTGCCAATGTTTTCAATAATAGCTGCAGTTGCTGCAGTTGCTGTGAATACACCAGCGATACGACCACCAGCTGCGGTTGGAGTAATTGTACCAATTGCTGTAGTTGTCAAAGAACCATCGGTTGGGCTAGTCTGAACGATAGATACAGTGATTACACCACCAGTCAAACCAGTAGCTGCTACGTCTTGATAGAGGGCGATGCTTTCAATGATTGCGCCAGCTGGCAATACGAATGGAGTTACTGTAGTAGAACCGATGTCAGCAGTTGTTAAAACTGTTGCGCCAGAAGTTGTACCTACGATTGGGTTGGTGATGTAGCTTTGTTGTGACAGACGGGCTGCACCAGTGTTGTCTGGGGCGATTGTGCCGTTGTTTGTTGGGTTATTGCGTTTAAATACGCGAATGGGTGTTGTAAATGTAGATGACATGGTATTTCCTTATCTTAGTGGGTGTCCCAAGCTGTCTCTAAGTCGTCTCACCGGGAAGTGTCGGCGGTCAGAATGGGATTAATCTTCCTATTTATACTAATGCAAAATCCACACCTTTTCCGCCCTAAAATGCAAAAAAGCCACCTTGTGGGTGGCTTTTTTGTTACTACGAGAGGTTTGGATTACAAACCAGCTGTACCGAACACGTTACGTGCATCGTGCCAACCTGTAGCATAACGCTCAGTGGCTTTGTAACGCATAGAATCAGTCTCGAAGTCACCTTCCATGGATTTCTCCATTGGACGACGCATTACGAGCATGAGACCATTTTCTGCATCGGTCTGAACCCACCAGGCTTTGCTTGAGGACAAACGTGTTACCACGTGTGTGCCTTTTGGCAACATGCCTGTTGATTTGATTGGGTTCAAATCGTTGTCAGCTGTACCAGAACGGAGAACAGACTTCAGAATTACTTCTGCCTGGAACTCAAGTGCTGGTGGAACAACTAACTGTTCTGCTTTCAAACGGATACGCTTGCCGTTGTTGTCGATAGCGCCACGGATTTGAATTAACATCTGTTCAACAGAAGTTTGGCTCAAAGAAGCAGCTGTAGACAATTGGTTAGAGTATGTCAAACCGTTAGCAACAGGGTGAGCTGTGTTGATCAATGTTACGCCATCACCACCGACATAGCCGGTTGTAAATGCGAAGTTGAGCAAGTTAGCGCACAATGTTTCTTTGGTTTCAATCATTGACTGAGCAAGGTGCTTAGCAAATGTTGAACCGATACGGATGTGATCACCGTCTTCCATCAAAACTTTGGTCAAGGCGTATGCCAAGCCATAGATTTGGTAGATAAAGCGAGTGATGTACAGTGTACCACCTTGATCGTAGCTAACTGGAGTGCCGTCAGGCATTGCAGGAGCTGCGTTCATACCATAAAGCATTACTTCTTCATGGTAATTGCGTGGGATACCTTGGATCTGTTCAACAAATCCTTTCCACTCGTCGTCGCGTTGTTCGTAAACGCCATCAAAGACTTCGTTGATAATCGGCTCGACTACCGCACGAAAGTCTGTACTACGCATTGGGGTTGCCATTGCTTATTCCTTTCGTATTATATTAGATCGAGACCGAAGCGGCTACAAACATATTGTTTGCGATCTGTACTTGAACAATCGTGTAAGCGTCGCCCCAGCTGTTATTGCTGCCAGCTGGATATGCTACTTCACGGCCTAATCCAACAACACGTACTTGACCTTGAGCGCCTGCAGCAACTGGAGTTGCTAAAAGAGCTGTAGTAGAGAAGCCTGCGCCACCTACACCAATAGCTGTACCATCAGTTACGAGGGAGCCAGAAGTTGTGTCAAAGTTGTATTGAGTACCGATAGCTGCAGTTGTTACTGAGCCATTGCACTGGATTTCATAGATCAATTGTGGGTCTTGGAAGATCCAGAAAATGATCTGAGTAGAAGCGTCCAAAGTTGCCTTTGTTGCGTATTTAGCTACTGCACGACGACCGTCAGAGTTGGTGTACTCAACGCCATCGAAAGAGCCATATACACGACCAATGGTTGTGGATGCTGCTGCTTGTGCTGCTACTGTTAATTGACCTGATGCTGTCAAAGCCACTGGGGTGTACTGATAAAACGCAACTTGTGCGCTAGTCAGACTGTAAGGGGCTGTATAGGTTGTTCCTGGATTGTAGGTATTGGTGCCTACAAATGGTACAGAACGATCTAAGCCACTTGGGTGGTAGACAGGCTTCAGACCAAAGGGTTTAAATGTTGTGGACATTTATTGTATTTCCTTTGTTTTTGAAGAATGTTATTGGAAACGAATGTTTTTATTATTCGCTTTTGCGGTGTCCTTTTCCATCTCCAAAAGACCACCTTCCAAGTGGCTACGGCCGCCATTTTTTCCCTCTGCAGCCCCACGGACTTGAGCCGTGATGTTGCGTTGGTGCTCGAGAGGATCCTCGAGATGTAGCATGCGCATAACTTCTTGGTAGATGTCTTCTGGTAATTTGAAGAGCACCATTTCGTTACAACTAACACAGCCTTCAAACTTGCCCGAGCTCATTTTGCCTAGTCCTTCAAAGCCCTTACCTAAATCAGAGGCTTTAACTGGCTCATAACCCAACGCCATACGTTTGTCGATACTGTCGTAAGTATTGGTTGTTGACAACCAACACAAGTGCATCCCCGGGATAATCCCTGCAGGAAGATCGGGCAACGCACTATTTGCCCACTTGTCTCTAAACGCATCAAGGCGTTCACGACGTGCAATGTCATCTGGATTCGCAGTTGTTGCGCGTTCCATTACTTCTTGTGCTCGATCGGCTAAGCGATCATCTAAGTCACGTTTAATTCTTGGATTTGCCATTTTAATTAACCTTTATTTTGTCTGTCGTACGCTTGATACGCACGAATCATTTTGTTTCGTTTAGCTACGTCGTCCCATGCGCCAGCATCTTTAATTGCTTGAACTCGATCACGACTAAGCATGACTGTTCCTGGCTTTGCTACCTGTGAGCTGCTCGACCGATTGGAGGATGTTGGTCCTGCCTTCTTGTTGGACGAGTTGCCCTTTGATGCGTAGCGGTGTGGTAAACGTGCCTGTAAACGATTATCTAGTTCTTCCCAGTATTCTGGATCTGCTGCATCCCAGCCTTCACCGGCAAGTTCTTGGTCAATTACTTTGGCAATTCTACTATCTGTATCTCGAGCCTGTGGGTCATACCAAGAGTTCTTTTTGAGCCACTTGGTAGCATTCTGTTGCACTTCCGTATTAATCGGATTTGGAACATTTTGCTTTGGAGACTTGGCTGTCTCGAGTTGTTGTTTCTTATATGCTTGGACCTGAGCCAAACGTTGTTTAGCGTCTGTTAACTGTTCCAAGTATTCCATTTGAGCAGCAACGTCGTTTTCTTGAGCTGCTTGTACCATTCGCATCTTAGCATACTCAACTCGGGTGGCTTCATCTTCCACGGCTTTATCGAGTTGTGCAAGTTGATACGAGGAAGCGGTGCTTTCTACTGCTGCTAACCGCTTAGCTAGCTCTTCATTGCGGCGCTCAAGCGCTTGAATCTTGTTTTTTGCAGAGATTTCACGCTGACGTTTTAAATCTTTCTTAAGCCGGCGCTCTTCGCGTCTTGCTTCACGGATTTTTTCACGTTCTTCTTCGGTTTCGCCATCATTTGGCTCATCGTCGTGATCTTCTTCGTCGTGATCTTCGTCTTCTGCAGAAGGTTCATCGTCCTTCTCTTTTTTCTTTTTCTTTTTGCTCTCTTTTTCGGCCTCTTCGCCTTCTTCAAGAACTAAAAGATCTTCTGGGTGCTCTTCTAATGCTACTAGCGCTGTCCCATCATCCTGTTCTTTTACAGGAATATCTTTTTCATTTTCTGCCATACTTTTCTTTCAAAAGTTAATCTACAAACGCTTTCATCTTCTGCGCATGCTCAAACGACTTGATGCGAGAGATGACTTCACGTGCCTGGATGGTAATGAACACCACTGGGGAGCCCTCATCATCTGGTTGCACTATGAAACGATCGCCACCGTATTTAATGGTACGAACTAAGTCGCCTTCTTTACACCAGGGTCCTTCAACCCACGGTGTTAAGTCATCTGGTGACTTGTATGCTAGGGGGCCAATTTGGCGAACCTTAGCAACGGTTTCATTGAATCTTAACGTCTGTCTGGTTTCATCAACTAGGATGATTCCGCCCTTACTGGTTGACTTTTCGCGTCTTAGTTGGACTAAAACACGGTCTCCAGCTACTTCAACTCCATGATCAATATCTGGAAAACATTCCTGTTCAGATCTTGTATCAGGTTCGTCATTTTGCATTAAATCAAACACTATTCAGTGCTCCTTTAGGCTATTCAGCCTCGCTATCCTCCTGCAAGAGGTTGTTTAAAATATCAAGAGCTTCCATTAAGCCCTCATGCCTACCCACCATTGCCCGATAGTCATCGAACGAGTGGATATTGACGCCAGCTGTAATAGCCTGACTCAATTCGTCGCCAGCTTCTTTCAAGCGGCCAATAAATTCTGAGATTGGGTCCTTCATATTTATACTAATGCAAAAATACTAAAAAACCCGCCCCAAATTTTAATAAAAGTTACCGCCGCCAATTTCGTTCAGATTCTTATCTGGACCAACTTTGCTTGATTTAACTTTATTTTGGTTTAATACTGCGTTATTAGCGCGTTTGCTACCGGATGCACCAGTTTCTACTTTTTGATCTGGGCCGCCAGCGTAACCGGGAGTGCCGGTCATTTTATAGGCTTTTTTGAAACCTAATTCTCCGCCGTCTTGTTTTTTAGTTGCCATTATGCTTCCTCTGTGGGTGGTTGTTGCTCTGGTTGTGCTGCTTGTTGTTCTTGCATCTGCTGCATCTGTTGTTGATGCTGCTGGTCTGCTTGAGCCAACTGTTGTTGATGCTGTTGATCGGCTTGTTGTAAGCCTTGTTGATGCTCTTGTGCAGCTTGTGCTTGTTGCTGCTGTGCCATTGTGGCTTGATGCTGCGCCTCAATATTGTTTTGAACCTGAGCGGCTTGCTGCTCGAATGCTTGCTGCTGAACTTCTAATCCATGTTGACGGATATCTTGTTCGGCAGCCATAGTAGCTTCCATTGCAGACATGTTTTGCTCATGTTCTAACTTAGCTTGTTGCTGGTCCATTGCGGCGCCAGCGCTAATCATTGCAACACGCTCTTTAGCAGAGTTGTTGATATTAGCCATTGCAATATCTGTAGCATTACGTTGGCTATCGATATTAGATTGGGTTGTGTACTTAGCTGCCAACTCTTGAACTTGCTGTTGCAACTGAGCCACTTTGATCTGGTACTCTTGTTGTGCTTTTTGCAAGTCAAGTTGCATCTTAGCTTGAGCTTCTTGTTGTTTGCGCTGAGTCTCAGCCATTTGGGTCTTGAGAATTACGGCAGCTGTTGGGTCAGCCATCATAGCAGACTGCTGCTGAGCTTGTTGCATCTGTTGGACTTTTTGTGACAACTGTTGGATCTGCTGGATGTATGGTCCAAGATCTTGCTGTGACTCTTCGTTTACCAACTGTGAAGCCAATGCAATAGCTTGTTGCGCCTGCTGTGTCATTGGTTTTTCTTGATGCAGATCAAACACATCTTTACCATTGTCTGAAGCCTGAGCTACATAACCGCGAACAGACTGCAGATAGTGCAATGTCAAGTGCTGCTTGATATGCTGCAAGGCTTGTGGTGCAAATGTTGGTCCAATTACGGGGTTGCCACCATAGGCTGGGTTCATTGCGTACTCTAAGTGAATCTTGATATGGGCTAAATGGTCCTGGTCTGGATAAGCAGCTGCTGGACGTCCCATAGTCATTGAGACGTTCTCAAGAGCTGGGTTAGATTCTTTAGCACCTAATGGGTTTGGTAACACTTCATCTACTGAAGGCACTTTGAGCTGGCCTAACACACGGCGATACACAGCGCGAATGTCAAACATACCAGGGGGCGCAGAGGTAGCCATTTGTAACAGGGCTTGGTTCTGTGCTAAACGCTGGGTCTCAGAGAAAATGTTAGGGTCTGAAACTGGACGGACATCGTTGTTGTAAGCAAAGTCACGTACTTTAACTTCAGAGCCGGACTCGTTGTCCATCTCTTCTAAATACCAGTGATTTAGACGAGAAATAATTGCTAGGGATTTAGCCTGTGAGCGATGTAAACGAGCGTGGATGCTAGAGAATACTTTAGCGCCTTGTTCAATCAGAGCTTGTGTTGTACCGACTGGAGCATTGGAGTTAATCTCGCCAATCTTTTCTTCCGCTGTTGTAACTACGCCTTTTGCTGCGTTTGTTAACCAGCCTAATAAATCAAACAGAGTTGACGAAGGTGGATTAAACGGCATTGGCATAGCAATCTGACGGATGTCAGTAATGCCGGGGCCAGATTCTACTTCAATTACTTGGGTTGGTTCAATTCTGTCAGACTGGCCACTAACTCGTCCAGTTTTGAGTTTAAGCATTGTCTGACTGTTGTTGATATGAGCAGCATCAAGCAAAGCACGTAGAGAACCAGTAAGAGCAGCAGAGAGGCCACCAATAAGATGGGGGAGGCCAATAGCATAAGCACCGCGCCAAGGAATGAATTTGAACTCAACATACCAATCCAGTTTTTCGAGTTTCTCATCATTAGCTTCCCAGTTACGGCGAAGAGCCAAGACGTCACCGCTTGACTCATCAATTGTTAAAATGTAGGGAGCGCGACGACCTTCTGTTAACGGATCTTCTTCTAAGCGTAAGTAACAAGTAATTTCATAAACACGACGCAATCCATCAATGTTTTTGGAAGGCTCACGTTTACCTTCGATCTTGTTGTTCGCTACTTCAGAACGTGTCTGCTCTGTAAGTGGGGTATCAGAAGTGTAGTCGTAGTTTTCTAGATCACGGTATGTGCCGTCGTCAATACGCTTTTGATATGTGTCTTCTGTAATGTCTTGCTGCTCTGCTACACGCTGTGCAGTGTAGAAGTTGGTTGCAGCATAAGGAAGAATGATGTTGTCAATTGGAACCCATTCGCACAGAGGACGTTTTTGTTCGTCATCAAAGCGCCACTTGAGATACTGCGATCCGCCAAGTGGAAGTTGGGTAAGCAGCTGCTCCATTTCGTCGCGGTACTCAGGTACCTGCTCAGAAAGTTGCCAATTTAGGAATGATACTTTACGGTTTGCTGTTTCTTCTTTGATGCGGTCTGCATCGCCCTTGATATTGGATTTAACAATACCATCTGGGGGAAGTAATTCTTTAGCAGCAGATGCAGCGAAATCAACGCAGGCTTCTGCCATAACAGGGTGGACGACTTTGGAAGCTCCGTCAAACGTGGCTCCTCCAGGTGCGTCCTTACCTAGTCCTGTACGACGAAGACCTTCTTCGTACTGTTTGTCTCTTTCACTGCGAGCCTCTTTGTCTACGTCAATGTAGTCAAGATACTCGTTTGCCAAGTTGGCAAGTACATCTTCATCCAAAACTTCAGCCAGGTTCTCATAGAACTCGGGGTCTTGTTTTGGGCTTTTCTTTTCTTGATAGTTGATTACAACAGAACCGTCTTCAAGTTCAATAACTTCTTGTTCGGCTTCATCGGAATCCAAACCAAGCGCTTCTTCAAGCTGCTCGATATCTTCATCTTGATCCGCAGCTTGTTGTACATCTTCCTCGCGGTCCAAACTTGGGAGGGCAGCTCCGGCTTGAATTGGTAATTGTGGTTGGGCCATAGGTTATTGAGTTTCCATCCAATTTGCTACAGCTCGAAGTTCTTCGGGCTGCGCATCATTTTTTATCATGTTTGCTTTATTTGAAATCCAAGCAACATTTCCTTTTGTATATCCTAATTTTGGATTTATTCTGTCCAATGACGGGCTATCAAATTCTGCTATCCCTTTAGTTCTACGACCCCATCCTAGTTTTATATTTAAAATGGGGCAAAAATCTGGAGCAATTTTAATTAAATAATCAAAATCTAAATCAAAATCTAAATTTTTTAATTTAGCCCGTCGTTTTATACTTGCTAAATTTTTTCTTAAGTGACCATCTTTGGAAGATACTTGTTTATGGTGCCTATCTTGTTCTTTTTTATTAAAACTTAGGTATTGATCTTTTGTTATCCAATATTCACCGTTTTGGCAAGTTGATCTTTTAACCCAAAATACCATACCGTCTTCACGTACGTCGCCACGTTTAAGTTTTTTCATTTTAACTCCCTACAAGTTTAATTGGCCGGAAACTAGATTGGATGTAGGGTCCAAACAGGCGCTGCAGGCGCTTTTCGTATTCCTACTTATACTAATGCACAAATAACGTATTTTCCGCCCTAATTATTGAGCATAAGGATTTGCACTACGTTTAGATGGATCTTGGTCCGCATAATCATAATCCCTAACTGGAATCGGGTCCAAATTAACCCAACCAGAATCTCTAAGTACTCGAAGTGCTTGACTAAGAGAATCAACATAATCGTCATGCCCACCAGCGACTGGGAACGAACACACCTGCCGTATGAAGCGCTTAGACCAGTCAGCAAACTCACCTTTTTTGACAGGATCTTCCGGAATATAAATTTTTCCTTTGGCAATTAGGGGTGCCACAATGTTTAAACGCTGTACTTTATCCGCCCGCCCTGGGTTGTAACCTTGCACATAAATACCAGAACCTTGAAGTTCTTGGATCAGTGAGATACCAGCGGATTTGTCTTCCAT